AAAGTTGGTCCAGTAACTGATCAATCCTTATATGGTCAAGCCAAATCGTTTAGTGAAAACATATCGAAAGGTAATGTGAAAGCTAAACATGGTGAAGACAAACCAAAGGAAAGCATTATCTAATTCTCTAAGAGAATGAGTGCACAGTGTGGGCCAGGAAGGAGACTGAGTGGCCCACACAGAACAGTTATGGAAAAAAGATATATAGAATTTTTTAATGGTTATAGGCATGCGTATGGTGTCGCTGATTTTGAACACCCAGATGCTTATGTAGATTCTGAGACTGGTAAAAAGAAACCAGTATACAGATGGAACTACGAAGAACTAACAGATGAAATATACCAAGCACATCTAGAGGGAACTCTATCAATAGGTATACAGCCGTGTAATGAAAACTCAGAAGTAAAGTTTGGAGTTATAGATATAGATCCAAAAGATTATGAAGACTTTGATAAAAAATTTTTTATAGATAAGATACAAGAATATAAACTGCCTTTGATACCTGTATGTTCTAAA